GGGAGGGGGAGGGTACTGTAGTAATACAATATATATAATAATATATATATATATATATATAATAACTATAAGAACAAGGTGCCTGGGCGTGTCCGATTTATTGCGAAGAGGGGTTCGTAATAATTATGCAATAATTAATTAAATAATCTCACGTTTAACCCTTGAAGTATCCTTAAATGTATCCTATATATAATTGTAGAAACAGGGAGAGAAAAAAATGTTATATTATGGTCACCAAATCTTTGAAGAAGACAATGGAACTTTCAGCGTATCCGTTGGCGGTTGGGTTTACGAATGTAAAACAATCGAAGAAGCAAAAAAACATATCCGTGACCATAAATAATCAAAAGGGGCTACGGCCCCACCACCAATCTGGGAGAAAGAATAATGAGCGATCTAGAAGCATTCACGCTGGCGCTGCGCCTGTCAGTAACCGCGCCAACAGATGAACTCGCAGAGGGGCCACTGCAAATCGCGCAGGAACTCTCAAGGCGGCTAACCGCCAAGCAAGTCAATCAGGCCAAATCAATCATCGAACTGGAGATAGCATAATTTTTTTTAAATACTTTACATATAACCCTTGAAGTATCCTTAAATGTAACTATATGTATATCAAGCAACAGGGAGAGACGAACATGGGATATCAAATCTTAATCAACGGCAGAAGCGCCTTCGGAACAACTTATGGCTTGAGTGCTTTGCAAATGACTATCCGTGACGCCCAGTCGAAAAGCAGGAACAAAAATTTTGCTGGCGATAAAATTGAAGTCGTAAATGAAGATCACACAAAAACATTTTGGTCTTCAGAACTGGAGACAGCACAATGAGTGGCGCAACAGCACAAGAGTTCACAAAGTGGACAGACCACGCCAAGACCGTCGATCAAGACGCCCTCATCTACATCATCCAAGACTGCCGCAATGCGCGGCAGGCAATGAGTGGCTGGAACCCAGCCAAAGAGAATTATTATGCCGATCAGGGCATGACATATTCAGATGAACTCAGGAGGAGAATGAAATGACCGATTACAAAGAACACCTAAAAATTCTAAATAACGCAGCACACGATGCTCTCAGAAAATGCCCACACAAACACCCGCACAAAGAATTTGCTGATCTCCTTCAAGTTGCAAGGATTGTCGATGATATTATCGATCAACAGATAGAGCAACCGCATGACTGAAGAGCAATTCAACCGCATCATTAATGCAATGCCAAATAAAATCGATGAAGACCAAATGATCGCAATCTTCGCAACCATCATTGAGGGATACCAAATGGAAGACAAGTGGCCCGAAATTATGATCGGCATCACAAGATCAATCGGATACCAAGAGGGGACAGTGCATTGACCAGACAGGCCATCAACCGTCAACAGTTCAAGGTGGATCACCTAACTTTTGAGCTTACAGACACAACTTACGCAGTCATAGCTGGTGAGGCCGTACACGCCAAAGACCGTAAGCCGATATTTACCGCCACCATAACCAAGGGAACCGCAACAGAGCTTCGCAGACTGGCCCACCAGTTTGATGAGCGGGAGGATAAATTGTGACTAACAATCTAAGCAAGGCATCGTTTCCCTCAAAAGTAGGAAAAGATAAGAAATCAACTGACGGATTAAAACCAATTAATCGGGCAGCAAAACGCGCAATCAAAAGCGGAACGAAAAGGAAAAAGAAATGATAACTAAATCTTGGGAATTTAGGGGCTACGAGTGGAGCCACGACATGCCAAAATGGGTCCAACAAAACTCATGCAAAAGAACGGGTAGCCCAGACCTGTTTGTATACACACAAGCAGCAGAAACCCCCTGCAAGAGCGGCCAGTGGGTGTCAATCGATATGAGAGGCAACATGGAAATCCATGACAAAAAACCAGATGGATGGAAAAAAGAAGTCATCGCCAGTGCCGCATTCGTAATAACAGTTGTAATTGCAATCGTGGCAATGCTATCAATCTAAATGCACTTTCTGCTCAAACTAGCCCCGCTATTTCGCGGGGCATTTTTTTACTACCAAAACAACAAACCTTTTTTTTAATATAATTTTGTATTATATGTAATTTTAAGGGAGTAACGTCATGGCAAAGAAAAAATCAAAAAATCCTGTAGGTAGACCTAAGTTTGAAATCACGCCAGAAGTTCTGGAAGAAGTCGAAGAGATGGCAGGACGTGGATTAACCGTTAATCAAATTGCTATTTGCTTGGGCGTTTCACCCGCAACTATTTACAATAAACAGGCACAATATTTAGAGTTTTTAGAGACTATAAAAAAAGGGAAGGCTGTGGGCCTCAGTAAAGTAACCAATAAGCTATTTGAAAATGCTGCTGTCAAAGGCGATAATGTCGCTATTATTTATTACCTAAATAACAGGGACAAAGACAACTGGTCGAACAAGCATGAGGTCGCAACCACTGTCGAACATAAAAATGTCATAGATTTAACGAGGGTGAGCGATGACCAACTCAGCGCAATTGCAGCAGCTTTTAAGCAAGTTGACACTGGAGCAAGTTCAAGCGGAGCGTTACCGCAGATCATTGAGGGAGTTTACGAAGGCAGCTTGGCCGACGATTGAACCGGGCGTTGAGTTCAAAAACAATTGGCACATAGATGCCATCAGTGATCACCTGCAAGCCGTGGTTGAGGGCGACATCAAGCGCCTGATCATCAACGTGCCGCCACGACACATGAAGTCCATCAGCGTGGCCGTGGCGCTGCCTGCGTGGACTTGGGCATCGCAGTCGTCTAAAAAATTCTTATTTGCGTCATACGCCGCCTCCCTGTCGATCAGGGATAGCGTTAAGTGCCGAAGGCTGATCGACAGCCCGTGGTACAAGGCGCACTTCGGTGACAAGTTTAAGCTCACCGACGATCAAAACCAGAAGCAGCGGTTTGAAAATGATCAAACAGGCTATAGGATCGCCACCAGTGTCGGGGGCGCTTTGACTGGGGATGGGGGAGACATTATCGCAATTGACGATCCCCACAATTCGATAGAAGCAGATAGTTCTAAAGTTAGGGAGGGCGTTCTGGAGTGGTGGGATCAGGCCATGCAGACGCGCCTTAACGACCCAAAGACTGGAGCCTTCATCATCATCATGCAAAGATTGCACGAACAAGACCTGACGGGCCATATTTTGGCAAATCAACTTGAGGGAGAGTGGGATCATTTAATGCTACCTGCGCGGTATGAAGTTGGAGCGCCAAATCCAATGCGGTCATCCCTTGGCTTCACAGACCCACGCACAGAGGAAGGCGAACTGCTGTGGCCCGACAGGATGGATGAGAAGACCCTCACCAACCTAGAGCGGTCTCTTGGCTCCTACGCTGCCGCTGGGCAGCTACAGCAGCGACCCAGCCCTAAGGGCGGCGGGATACTGAAGGCGTCATGGTGGGTGCCGTGGGAAAAGGAGGAGCTACCCGAAGTGTCTTATGTAATCCAATCTTGGGACACCGCCTTTGAAACAAAAGAAAGCTCAAGCTACAGCGCACGAACAACGTGGGGCGTCTTCAAGAAAGATGGCTACGACTGCCTGATCGTGCTGGAAGCGTGGTATGACAAAGTCAACTATCCAGAGCTACGCAAGTTAGCGCAGGAGGCATACGATGACTGGGAGCCAGACGCAGTTTTAATAGAGAAGAAGGCCAGCGGAGCAAGCCTTCTCGCTGATTTGCGCATGGCGGGGGTGCCAGTATTGGCATATTCCCCAGATCGTGATAAGGTGGCCCGTGCTCATGCGGCATCTGCCCTGCTAGAAGACGGCAGGATTTACTACCCAAAACGCAAATGGGCCGAAGATTTGATCTCAATATGTGCGGCTTTCCCGGCTGCAAAAAATGACGATATAGTAGACACATGCACTCAGGCGTGGTTAAGGTTACGCAAGGGCTGGTTCCTTGGTCACACTGAAGACCCAGAAGAAGACTACGCTCCAGAGACACAAAGGATGACGATGTATGGCTGACCCGAATATTATTCCGTTCGCTGAAGGATCGCCCCTAGATGACCTGATGGTCGAAGAACTCCCAGACGGTGACGTTCTAATCGGTGATCCAGAGCTAGACATGCAAGACGAAATCGGTGAGGCAGAGTTCGACAAAAACCTCGCAGAAGAAATCGATGCCCGTGAGCTTGCCCGAAAAGGCCAAGAGCTAATCGGCTTTTACGAAAACGATGAAGCCTCCCGATCAGAATGGCTTGAACGATACAAGGCAGGGCTGCGTACCTTAGACCCAGATGGTGGTTTAGATCAGGGCGATGATGAACGCGCCACCCGTGGACTGTCCATCGTTGTTCACCCCCTAATCGCTGAAGCGGCAACCCAGTTTAATGCCAAGGCCATTGCAGAGCTTTACCCGTCAGGCGGTCCAATTAAGACCGTCATTATTGGCGATCCCGACGAAAAAATCGAGGAGCAGGGCCGTAGGGTGCGCGAGTTTATGAACTGGCAAATCCAAAACGAAATGGTCTCATACTTTCCAGACTTGGATCAAATGCTGTTTCACCTGCCGCTGGTAGGTCAGACGTTCAAGAAGGTTTGGTGGAACGTAAACCTAAATCGACAGTGCAGCGACTTTGTGAAGGCCGAAGACTTCTGCGTGGCACCAGAGACCAAAGACCTCTACACCTCCCCCCGATATACCCACGTCATTAGAATGCCAAAGAACGATTACAATAAGTACGTTCAAAACGGCTACTATCTCCAGACAGAATATGATGGTGGAGACGGTATCGGAACAGGCAGCGGCGATACCATTGGCGAAATCGAGGGCGTCGATGAGTACGGCGACAGCAGTGAAGACGGCACCATGACACTGCTGGAAATGCACGTCTATGATCTGTTCGACGGCATTGACGGCCAAGAAATGGATGAGGACGAGGCCGACGAGAACGCTGTCGCGCTGCCCTACGTCATTACCATCGATTACGATAATCAGAAAGTTGTCAGCGTCAGACGCAATTGGCGCGAGGACGATGAGACAAAAAAACGCCGCGACTGGTTTGTGAGCTATAAGTTCCTACCGGGCTTGGGCTTCTACGGCTTTGGCCTGTATCACATGATCGGTGGACTAGGCAAAGCAGCCACGGGATCGCTCCGCGCTCTCTTAGATTCCGCAGCGTTTAGCAATATGCAGGGTGGCTTTAAGCTGCGTGGCCGTGTTCAAGGCGGCGATATGCAGATCAGTCCCGGTGAATTTGTTGATCTCGACAGTACCGTCGATGACGTGAATAAAGCCATAATGCCCCTGCCCTTCAAGGAACCGTCAGGCTCTTTGTTTAATCTGCTTGGCTTTATGGTTGAGGCAGGCCAGCGTTTTGCCAGCACTGCCGATCTAAACGTGGGTGACGTAAATCCAAACGCGCCAGTTGGATCAACGGTCGCCCTAATTGAGCAGGGCAGTAAGTCGTTCTCAGCAATTCACAAGCGACTGCACTACTCGCAGGGCCAAGAATTTAAAATGCTGGCGGCTCTAAACGCAGAAAACCTGCCAGAAGAATTTACCTTCGCAGTGGCTGGTGCAGCAGAAATAGTTTACGCCGCTGACTTCGATGACCGAATTGACATCGTGCCAGTGTCGGACCCCAACATATTCAGCACCGCACAGCGCATCTCGCAGGCGCAGGCCGTCCTGCAAATGGCGCAGTCAGCGCCACAGCTTCACGATCTTTACGAAGCCTACAAGCGGATGTACGAGGCGCTACGCATAAACAACATCGATGAAATCTTGCAAAAGCCAGAGCAGGCTGTGCAAATGGACCCCATCGATGAAAATATGAGTGTCATGTATGGCAAGCCAATTCGTGCATTCTTGGAGCAGGATCACGATGCCCACATTGCGGTTCACATGCAGTTCATGCAAGACCCCTCTCTGGCAGGCAATCCAGCCGCACAGAAGACAATGGGGCCAATTCTAATCGCGCATATCGCGGAGCATATCGCGCTGCTGTATCGCCTTAGAATGCAGGCAGGCGTGGCAATGGAACTGCCGCCACTGCCAAACTTCAGAGACCCCAAGTTTAAGTTTGAAGAGGTCGATCCAGAACTTGATCGCGTTATTAGCCAACGTGCGGCAGAGGTTGTGCAGGCCGCACCGCAGATGAAGCAAATCGAGGCCATGCGTGGCATGATGGGTCAGCAGGGTCAGCAGGGTCAGGGCAATCCGCTGCAATACGCACAGCAGCTTGCACAGCTTGAGACAGAGGCACTTAAAGCCAGAACGCAGGCGCAAATCCAAGCGGATCAGGCGAAGGCCAAGTCCAGTATTGAGATTAAGCAGGCAGAGGCGCGTCAGGACATGCAGATCGATGCAGCTAAGGCGCAGGCAGACTTGCAGGCAAAGGTTACTAAGCTGGAGGCAGAATTGCAGCTAGAGCGAGAAAAGAACGCCGCAAAAATTCAAATGGAGGCAATGAAGAATGTTCCCCCCACAATCCTATGACTTGCCCCCTGTAAACCCCGCAGCGTTCGGCGGCTTGCCGCAAGAAACGCCGCAGCCGGGTGCGCCCCCGCTTGCCTCCCCAAGTGGGGGTCAGCCGCCACCGATGGACATGAATAAATATTTAATAGACAAGGTTGCTGAGATTCGGCAGCGAATGGGCGCAGGCGATATGGGAGCGTTAAGTAATATCGCTAGTGCCATGCAGCCACCCGCGCAGGGACAGCAAATGCCAGTGCCACAGCAGCCACCAATGAGGGCGTAATGAACAATCGCTACATGAGCCAGATGAACGATTATCTTGAGGGCGGTCAGGGTTCGGCCCCCCGCCAGAACGGCGCATTTGCTAACATGGTGCCACGGCAGGCGCAGTTAATGGATCAGCCACACATGCTGGCCTACATTAATCCAGCCGAAGAGCAAATGCTGCGTGATATGGGTGGCGCTGGTATCCCCGGTCCTGATGGCATTCCCGTTTATGGTTTGTATGAAAGTATTACAGGCACAAAGTTTGAAGACACAGCACTTGGTGGTGCATTAGGTGTTAATACTGGCGGCACTTTTGGAAGCGGAGGTTCGTTGGATAACGCTTACAACGCTGTTACGGGCGGTGGTTATACTGGTAACAGTGGAAGCTCAGAGGATATGGATTATGCTGCGATGGTCGCTAGGAATGCTGCCGCTGCTGCCGCTGCCGCTGCCGCACTCCCTACATATTATTATGATTCGGCGGGTAGTTCTCACCGAACACAAGCCGCAGCTAATGCTTCTGACATATCAATTGCTAGGGCTGCAACCGAAGCCGAATTGGCAAGCACAGGGCCAGCAGCAACCAAAGGTCTTTATGAAAACCTGACTGGCACAAAGTTTGAAGATACGTTAGTTGGCGGTGCATTGGGTGTTACGTCTGATAGCACTTTTGGAAGCGAGGGCAGCGCAGACGATTTATATACGTCTGGAGTTGATCTTGTGGATGGTGGTGGCGCAGGAGCGTCTGGGGATACCTTTGTGGGTGATGGTGCCTTATCTAACATTGTTGCTGGCACTGCTAATACGTTAGCCGTGACGCCATACAACGAAAATGCTGGTTTGTTTGGATCGGGCGGTGCGCTTGACGTTATTACGGACGTAATAGACCCAACTAAAATTATCACAAATAAATTAACTGGCGGCGTAGGTGTTTTAGGAACAATTGGAAATATTGTTGGTGGCGCTCTTGATAACACCGCAGTTGGAGAGCTTTTGTTAAACAACAAATGGACCGCAAATTTAGCTAACAGTATGGGCATTACAAATCTAACGGCGGCTGATTTAAAGGGCAAAGTAATAGTGTTAAATCCTGACACTGGCGAACCTATTAAATATGATAGCATAAATGATGTTCCAGCAAGTTATATGCTGGGGGGTGATACGGCCACTGAATACACCTTGGCTAGTAATGAGGGGTCTTCTTACAGTGGTGATACGGGTTTAATTACTGGCGCAGATGGCAACACGTTAGAAGTTGGTGCAAACGTAAATATAAATGATTTTATTGATCCTAATACTAACCAAGAATATGAAGTATTAGGAAATTTAAACACTGATCAGCCTGCTTCTGAAATCACTTCCAGTGACGATGACCCCGCGACATCTGGGGCAGTCAGGGAAGACATTATGGGCGCTGAAATGGGCGACTATATACGCAAATACAAGGGCGGCAGTGGGGCGTATTTGCCATCTTATATGCAGCGGTATATGTCAGGCGAAACCATTGATGATATGTTTAGGCAATTCACTGGGGAAGACGGCAAGCAATATTACATAACGCCCACGGGCGAAGTCTATGACGCAGATGCCTTTATAGGCGCGGCAACAGGCGATACATCAAGGCTTGAGACAGGCAATGAAATCGTTGTCGGATATACAGAGACAGACGCCTCTGGAAATGTTACATCTTACAACAACGATGGAACCCCACTTTAAGGAACACACGACATGAACCCAGATTTAGATTTAGTAATGCGTTATCTGCAATCAATTACGCCCGGTGATATGTCGCCAGAGGCGTCTGACCAGTTAATGATGATTGGCAGACGCATTCAAGCTGGTGGCTCATTAACTGATCAGGAACGAGAAATGTTTGGAAGTGTTGTCGGCGCTATGCCCCAGTCAGCACAGGCAACTGCCGAAATGAATGCCCTAAACGATGCCAAGGATATGTCATCGCAGGTCTTTCAGCCGCCAGAGCCAAACGTGCCAAGCCTGCAAGGCAATTATAATAGCACTGTACAGGTCGATCCAATGTCTCTGGTTCGCCCACGATTACGTCCAGATAACTTAGGAGGCTGATATGGCTGAAGTAAACGTAGAAAACATGGAAGCAAACGCTGAATTGTTTATGGAAAAAATGGGCTTCCCACACAATGCAGACGGCCTTGATCTGTCCGACGATCAGTTGGTGAACTTCCTGCTGCTGTGCCACCACACCATGATGGGCGTCGATAGCGAAGATGCCATGTACGAAGATGATATGTACGAAGACGTTGAGGAAGAAATGATGGAAGTGCCAAGCGGTGACGTTAAAGTCAAAGTTATGAAACTTGATGGCGGCAATGTCCACGAAATGATGAACAAGCTGCTTGGCGGTCACTAATGCCCGTCATGAAGGTTAAGGGCGGCTACCGCTGGGGCAGCAAGGGCAAGGTCTATAAGACCAAGGCCGAAGCTGCCAAGCAGGGCCGTGCTGCCTACGCCAGCGGATACGGCAAGAAGAAAAAGGGCAAGTAGATGGGGATAAACCCAGTAGGATTATTTGGAAGGCTTGCCTTTGAACTTGCCAAGGCTGGCGTTACTGAGGTTCAGCAAAAACTTATTGATGCTGGTGATTATTCTGTTCTTGCAGAAATCTTCAAACGACCTACAAAAAAAATGCTTGATCCTGCTGGTTTGGGAAGCGTGAAGCTACCAGATTTTGTCGAAAATATTCAATACGACTTTGTGCCAGATGGTTCTTTGCAGCCCAGAAAAGAATTAAATATTGGCGCGTTGCAAGGCAAAATGCTGATACCAGCGTATGGCGACAGAACCTATGCTGGGGGCGCTCTTAGGGGCATTGGAGACACTACGTTTTCCCAGCCTGTTAATATGCAAGGCGGCAATCAATTTATGCGCTCTGCTGGAGATGGCATATGGGCATCTGAAAAAGACCCAATGACTATAAAAGGTAAATTCTCAGAATTTCTTCAAAACGAAGACAAAGAAGATGTGCGATTGATGTTCACGTCTATGGCTGCTCAATCTGGCGACTTTTCCAAAATGATGTCAAACGCCACAATGGGAATGATCGAGCAAAGTAAAATTACCAAAAAAGCCGCAAAAGAATATGATAAATGGGTAAGAAAAGGTGGAGGAAAAGACTCGCCAAACGACCCAGATTGGCCCGGTATTCTAAGCCCTAACGCCCGTGATTATATAAATAACAATATGACGGGTACAAAAAGACGTTTGCTGTGGCAGCAAATGGATAAAGATAAATATGTAAAAGTTGGGTTTCCAAATGTTGGGGTCATTAGAGCGGCCATTACAGAGCGAGAGCTTTTAACAACACCGACTTTTGCCACAGGCCGTGCAATTGGTACTATGGATGGCCCCGCCAGAGAAGTGAAGCCAAGAAGGGGTGCGAATACAACCGACCCTAGAAACTTGATTTTTGCGCCTCACGATACTTATAGTCATCAGGTTGCTGGTGAATATGCAGGCGCGTTGCCATACGATGTGCCGGGGGGTATGGTCTGGAGGGATTACTTTGCGTCACGCAGGGCATCTGGTGCAAAAACAGGCGATGACACTAGATCGTTTATGATGTCGCCGTACAACAGGCAAAGAGTGGATCAGCAAATGGTTGACGAAATCAGTGCGTATCTTGAATCTTTGAAGCAATCGGAGTGACCTAATGGCGGCAAAGAAAAAGAAAGCCAAGCGAGACGCCTGCTACAGTAAGGTCAAGGCGCGATATACGCGCAACGGTGGGACATGGCCGTCAGCCTATGGCTCTGGCGCTTTAGTGAAATGCCGCAAGGTCGGCGCAAAAAACTGGGGCAATAAAAGTGGCAAAAGCAAAAAAAAGTAGCGGCAACAGTCTGAAAGACTGGTTCGGTCAGAACAAAGGCAAGGGCTGGGTTGACTGCAAAACAGGCAAGCCTTGTGGCCGTAAATCTAGAACTGCTAAAAGCAAAAGAGGTTACCCCGCCTGTCGCCCCACAATGGCACAATGCAAAAGCAAGTCTGCCAAGTCGGCATCAAAGCGCAAGACATCTGCAAAGCGCGTAAACTGGAAAGGCAAGAAATAATGGGTATTTTAAATAACGATCCCGATGATTTTGAAGAGCAATGGGAAGAAGATGCTATAGAGGAAGCAATTGAAGATGCTGCGATTGAAGCAGACATGAAGCGTCAAGACGCTGAAATTGAAATGGAGTATCATAATGGCTAAAGGCGTAAAGCACTACTTTAAGAACGGCGTCGAGCATAAGGGCGCTACCCACAAGGATGCCAAGGGCAAGGTTATGTCTGGCGCAAAGCACACGGCGTCCAGTAAGTTCTTAGTCCACATGAAAGACCTGTCGGACACCGCAAAGAAAAAGGCCAAAAAAGCATGAAAAAACTAAACAAGGCGCAGCAAAATATTGCCAAGCAGGCCAAGCCCAAAAATAAAATCAATGGGGCTGACTTTAAAAGGCTGAAGGAAAAGAAGAAGAAAAAATAATGCCTGACAATTACGCACGGGGGGAAATCGGCGCACTGGCTGGTATCAGAGAGCAATATCCTATGTTCTCTGACATTGAGGTTTCTGATCAACGAAACTCAGGCATTCAGAATGGCCGAAAGTTAGAGTTTACCGAAGCCTACGACGATAGGTATAACAGCCCATTGATCGAAGTCTTTGATCCCTCCTTGCAAGGCGAAGAACTAGAGCAGGCAATTATTGGCGAATATCTGCATGAAGCTCCTCGACGCAGTCCAGAATACGCAGAAATGCGTGAGATACTGCAAAGCCTAAAAACGCCAGATCAATTGCAGCACGATGTTGAAATGTATTTTAATGATGTGCAAGAGCGCGGTGAGCAAAGGCCATTTGAACAGTGGAACGAGGTATCCCGCAAGGACGCATTTATTCGCGGGTATGCTGTCGGTCAATGGGAACCAGAATACTATACGGATGAGCAGAAATCTGTCATTGATGCTATGATGGGATTAATAAGGGGCGGCGAATAATGGCAAACCCAATTGGAGGATTAGGCAGGGCACTGTTTGGGAATGTAATTGATTTTTCTACATCAGGCGCAGAGGTTACTAGACAAAAATTTATAGACAAAGTTAGGGGTGTACTTGAAGATATGCCTTATACGATGAATTTGCCTTATGAGATTGGTAAAAAATTAAATTCTGAAGGCAAGCTACCTCTTCCTCTGGGAACTAAATTAATGCCAATAGGAGGCCAAGTAGCTAGGAGAAAAGGTTACCCACATGAAGTACATAAAGTAATAGGTTATAAGGGGGATATTCACAACCCAGATTTATACGGTTATGAAATACAAGCACCAAATGGAAAGGTTTTCTTTCAAGCTATTAGCAATCCAGTTACTGGATTAAGTGAACAAAGAGCGGATAAGGTTGGGTCTTTTACAGCGGCACTTGGCCCAGACGGGTTAGAGCAAATGCCATTTGTTGCTCCAAGCCGAACGGCAAGACGGGCTACAGAAAAAACACAAAGATCAGAAGCAGAGCAAAAAATTATTGATCAAGAGTATGATGATTTGTTTGGAGGCGGCGACTAATGGCAAACCCAATTGGGACATTAGGCAAGGTACTGTTTAGGGGTGTTGGGCAAGATATTGTTGACACCCTTAGCCGCAAGATTGGCGCGTTGCCGTCTAATCCATTTATGGCAGAGGTTGCGGCAAAATCTTACACGCCAAAGGCAACCGCCCGTGCGGCACGGGAGCAGGGTCTTGATATTAGCCAGAACCAAGTTAGACAAATTAGAGACTTGAAGGCTCAAAGAGCAGAGGGCGCGAATTTCACAGACCCCTTGATTTCAGCCGCAGCAACAAGAGAATTTAGAACGCCGACAGTAATTGGTCAAAAGAACGCAGCAGATTTAGAATATCACAACAATATGCTTGATAGAATTATGAAAGCCGAAGCTGAACAGGCGGCAAGAATTGCCACAAAAGACAATCTTTTATTTGCAGCCCGTGAGGCCAGAAAGTTAGGTTACAACGTGAAAAAATCAACAGATAGAAACGGCAATGTAAGCAGCTATTATGTTGAGACACCATCTGGAGATGTTCGGATTAGCGACCACGAACTGCCTTATTCTCCACGACGAGATTTTATGGCGACAGAACACGGGCAGGCGGGGTTTAGTGGATTTCATGGTGGAGAATTAATTGTTGATCATAACACTACTTTGGACGATGTTCTGGACACATTAATACCAAAGGACACAGACTAATGGCAACGTACAAGGGCAAGAGCGTAAAGCTAAACAACCCCCGCCGCATTTCCAAGGGCGAAACCTCTTACGGCAAGAAGAAGTCTGTGGTATACGTTACGGACGGCGATAGGGTAAAGCGCGTGACCTTTGGCGATCCCAACATGACCATTAAGAAAAACCAAAAGGGCCGACGATCTAATTTTAGGGCGCGCCACAACTGCGATAACCCCGGTCCCAAAACTAAGGCCAGATACTGGTCTTGCAAGGCGTGGTGATATGGCAAATCTTATAGGTGATGCAAGTAGAGCGGTTTTCGGAAATGTCGGGAAAGACGTGTCGCGTAAAATTCTCGACTTATTAGGCATGGGCCGTGGCGCAGAGGTCACCCCCGAAATGTATTCAGCCGCTGACAAGCAGTTTTTAGTGGAGAACTATGATCTGCCGACTGATACGGCAAGCAGGCTGGAGCGTGGCCGTGAGGGTGGCTTTGACTTCGACGCAGATCGGTATCACGGCGGCTTTGATGAAATAGAATACATGGCCGACCCCAGTGACGTTTACATGAACCCACAGGCCAAGCTGGAAGGCACAGAGAGCGGCACATACAGCGGTCAGGCGCACAGTGGGGGCGGTCTGTACACATCCACCGACCCTAGTGACGCAGGCGATAATTATGC